ATGAATGATGAAATAGGTAAAAGTCTAGGACTTGAGCCTCTGGATGATGTAGTCGAAGGGAAGGTAATTGAGAGAACAGAAGTTCCCACTGACGACAAAATGAACAAAGATTATGAGTACGCTAGAAGTAACTTCTATAATGTAATCGAATCTGGAACAGAGGCGTTAGAGCAAATGCTCGATGTAGCAAAAGCATCAGAGCATCCGAGAGCATATGAAGTCGTATCGACTATCATGAAGACACTTGTAGATGCCAATAAAGATTTGGTTAAAATGTCTACAGATAAGTTGAAAGTAGAAGAGGAGAATATTGACACAGCACCCAAAGGCCTCACTACTAATAACAATCTGTTTGTTGGTTCGACAAATGAACTACAGCAGTTGTTAAAGGACATGAAAAATAACGATGGCTAATGTTCAAGAGCGTGGCTACAATGGTAACGTCAATCTAAAGCGAAAGGGTACTCCTATTGAGTTTACCCAAGATATGGTTGGCGAGTTTATCAAGTGCGCTAATAATCCTACATATTTTTCTGAGAAGTATATTCAAATTGTACACGTTGATAAGGGTCTCATTCCAATCAAGATGTATGATTATCAGAAAGAGATTGTCGAAAAGATAACCAATAATCGAAGAGTTGCTGTGGTAACTTCACGACAGGCAGGTAAAACAACTACTGCCGTTGCTGTTATTCTACATTACGTTTTGTTTAATGAGCATAAGACTTGTGCTTTACTAGCTAACAAGGGTGATGCGGCTCGTGAGATTCTAGATAGAATCAAGATTGCATATGAAGCACTTCCAAAATGGCTACAACAGGGTGTAATTGAGTGGAACAAAGGCTCTGTTGAGTTTGAAAATGGTTGTAAGATTATAGCTGGTTCAACGTCCTCTAGTGCTATTCGTGGTAAATCTATATCATTTCTATACATAGATGAGACTGCTTTCGTTGAGAATTGGGACGAGTTCTTTGCTTCTGTATTTCCAACGATATCTTCTGGTAAGACTACAAAGATGCTGTACACATCTACACCAAATGGACTCAATCACTTCTATAAGACCTGTGAGGGAGCAAAAGCAGATACGAACGGCTTTGAGTATGTTGAAGTGCCGTGGCAAAGAGTGCCTGGACGAGATGAAGCATGGAGAAAAGAGACTCTTGCGGCTATGGATCAAGATACACAGAAGTTCTCACAAGAGTTCGAGTGTGGATTCTTAGGCTCATCTGGAACCCTAATTAATGGTAGTAAGCTCAAGGCTCTTGTGCCTAGAACACCAGTTGGTCAAACAGAACACATGAAAGTATATGAGAAGCCTCAGAAAGATCACACATATGTATGCATAGTTGATGTGGCTAGAGGTAAAGGATTAGATTACTCAGCATTTCAGATTATCGATGTTACAGAGATGCCTTACAGACAAGTTTGCGTCTTTAAGGATAACATGATAACACCCATCGACTACGCTGAAATCATATATAGAAGTATAAAGAGTTATAATGAGGCTTACACATTAGTGGAAGTCAATGATATAGGTGAGCAAGTCTCAGAAGTATTGCATTATGAATTTGAGGTAGAGACACTCATGTTCACAGAATCAGCGGGTAGATCAGGTAAAAGAATATCTACAGGATTCTCAAAGAAAGCAGATAAAGGTATTCGAACAACAAAGGCAGTCAAGGCGGTCGGATGTAATATGCTGAAGATGCTAGTTGAACAAGATCAATTGATATTGAATGACTTTGACACAATAAACGAACTATCTACATTTTCTAGAAAAGCTAATTCTTATGAAGCAGAATCTGGTTGCCATGACGATTTAGTTATGGGATTAGTGCTATTTGCTTGGATGACAGATCAAATGTTCTTCAAAGAAATCACTAACATAAACACAGTTAACGCTCTAAGACAGAGAAACGAAGAAGAGTTGGCTGAGAGTCTACTACCAATTGGATTCAACGACTACGACATGAATAGCGATGTTGCTGACCGAGTTGCAGTCTCAGATGACGATAATAGTTGGTTAAGCTAAGTTCTCAATATTATAAATATAGAAATACAAAATAAAAGAAGTTTGTAACTTACAAAATAAACAAGGAGAAATCAACAATGGCCTTTCAAACAAGTCCAGGCATTAACGTCAGCGAAATCGACCTAACAAGTGCTACCCCTGCGGTTGGAACGACCGAAGGAGCAATTGCAGGTGTATTTCGATGGGGTCCAATTAACGAAAGAATCTTAGTTACTTCAGAGCAAGAATTAGTTTCTAGATTCGGTGAGCCGTCAACTCGATACACTAGTGAAACGTACACAAACGCTAATCTGTGGACAAATCACGAAACCTTTTTAACAGCGGCCAATTTCTTAGGCTATAGTGATGCACTTTTCGTAACTCGTGCAGTAAGTGATACTGCCGCCATCGCCACTAAAGGTAGCGATGATGAATTTAAAGCTAAGTATTATGGCGAGTTAGGAAATTCTATCCAAGTATCTCACTGCGATAGCGCATCATTCGCTTCCGCAAGAGTAGGCACATCTACTGTAGATATCACTTCAGGTAATAGTTCTGGTACTTTTACCGGTTTTGCCTCGCAAGCACAAGCACAAGCACTCAAAAAGGGTGACGTAATCACAGTTGGTGAACAAAGCTTGACACTAAAAGCTGATGCTTCGGTTTCAGGTGGTGGTGCTGGCAGTGCATTTACATTCGAATCTGATGTCGCTCCAACTTCTTACGATCATACTGTTGACACTGACGGTGGTGTATATATACACGATGCTACAGATACATTAGGTACGAGTATTATTCAGTTGGGCACAAGCCAAACCATTGCAAAAGGAACTCCTGTTGTATATGACGCAACAACTGGTGGTATTCTAGCTGGTTTAGTAGACGATAAAAACTACTTCATTATCCCAGTAGAAGATGTCGCAAAATCATTCGACTTCGATGATGTCTCTACAGCAAATGAAACAATTACATTCGATACTGCACACGGCTACACAACTGGAGATCGTGTTATATTCAACACGAATAGTCAGGCTGCTATCAATGGTCTAGCAGACGGCACTAAGTATTGGGTTCAGGTAGAAAGCACAACAGTAATTAAGCTATATGACGAAGTTCCTGCTGTTGGCGTTGACGCTATTGATATCACTCAACCCGCTTCAGGTAATACGGGCTATACATTAACCCAAGTTGGTGTAGAGACTAGTGGCGCAACAAATATGTTTAAACTAGCAGATACTCTTGCTAAAGCAAACAGCTACTCAGAAAGTAATCAAAATAACGTACAAATCACTGCTATTGCGGCAGGCACCAATAAGTTAACAACTAAAGCTGGCACAGTTACTGCAACAGCAAACTTTATTGAGAGATATACAGGTATCGCTAACGTAACTAGTGGAGAGTACACTAAGCAGTGGGGCGATGCAGACACCTTTGACTCTGCTCCAGATACAGGAAGTGTTCACGTTGTCGTCAAGGATTCTGATGGTAAAATTACTGGGACCGCTGGCGCTATTGTAGAAAGATATGATAATGTATCGCTAACGGCAGGTGCTAAAAGTGCAGACGGATCTACAAACTTCTTATCGGATGTTCTTGTATCATCTTCTGACTGGATTTCGTTGACTGATGCAGGTTCAGCCGCATTGAGTGGTGCTGTTTCATATACAGCTTTGACTGGTGGTAGTGATGGTAACGATGAGACTGATATTCCAATCGGTAAACTAGCTTTAGCGTATGATCTTTATAAGGATGCCGCTGATGTAGATATCTCGTTTGTTCTTCAGGGTAAAGCACGAGGAGCGACAGGACACGAACTCTCTAATTACATCATCGACAACATTGTAGAAGTTCGTAGAGATTGTGTAGCATTTGTTTCTCCTGCATACGCAGACAATATGACTCCATCTTCTGTAGTATCTTTTGTCGCTAACCTAACTGCAAGTAGTTTTGCAGTTGTTGACAGTGGATATAAATACCAATACGATAAGTATTCTGACGTATATCGTTGGGTTCCTTTGAATGGCGACATCGCTGGCTTGTGTGCTAGAACAGACGATCTACGAGATCCCTGGTTCTCGCCCGCAGGATACAGTAGAGGAAATGTTAAGAATGTTGTTAAGTTAAAAGTCAATCCTAATAAAGCGCAGAGAGATTTACTATACAAGAATGGTATTAATCCAGTAATTACTCAGCCAGGTCAAGGTACTGTACTATTTGGTGATAAGACTTTTGCTGGTACTACTAGCGCATTTGACAGAATCAATGTCCGTAGACTGTTTATTGTTCTTGAGAAGACTATTAGTCAAGCATCTAAGTCAACATTATTTGAGTTTAACGATGAGTTCACTAGAGCATCGTTTGTAAACTTAGTTGAACCGTTCTTGAGAGATGTTCAAGGTAGACGAGGCATTTATGACTTTAAAGTTATCTGTGATGCATCAAACAATACGCCTCAAGTGATAGACACTAACCAATTTGTTGGCGATATCTATATCAAGCCAGCACGTTCAATCAACTTTATCCAGTTGAACTTTGTTGCCGTTAGAACAGGCGTAGAGTTCTCAGAGATCGTTGGTGCGGCTTAATAAATAATTAGACAACAAACAAGGAGATAAAAAAGATGGCTTTCAACATCAATGAAATTAAAAGCCAATTGACCTTCGGGGGTGCTAAGGCATCCCTATTCCAAGTAGCGATCACCAATCCCATTAATGGAATTGCTGATCTTAAAACACCATTTATGGTGCAGGCGGCACAGATTCCTGAAGCTACTATTGGAACAATTGAAGTTCCATACTTCGGTCGTAAGGTTAAGATAGCGGGAGATAGAACATTCGCTGAATGGACTGTAACTATCATTAACGATGAGGACTTCCTTATTCGTAACGCTATGGAGCAATGGATGGCATCCATCAATGCTCATGAAGGAAACACAACTCAGTTAGGTAGTGCAAGTGCTTCTGAATATAAGAATCAAGCACAGATTACTCAGTATTCAAAAACTGGCGCACCTTTAAGAACTTATAACTTTAACGGACTATTTCCAACATCTATCGGTGCTATCACTATGGATTGGAATACAACTGATGATATCGAACGATTTGATGTCACTTTCCAGTATGACTGGTGGAATGTTTCTGGTGGAGTCACCGGAGACGGCGGCACAAACGAGTAAAATTGATAACGATAATTTAAGGGGAGAGAATAAACTCTCCCTAAGAATTAGAGGATAAAATATGGCTGAATTATTTGGATTTTCGATCAAACGTAAGACATCAGAAGAGAATGTTAATATTCCCTCTTTTGTTAGACCGGACGCTGAAGATGGCTCTATCGACATTGCCGCAACAGGTACTGCCGCTAGTAGCTATCTAGATCTAGCAGGAAGCGCAAGATCAGAAGCAGAGCTTGTTCAAAAGTATAGATCTATGCTACAGCAACCAGAAGTTGCACAGGCAGTAGACGATATTGTAAATGAAGCGATAAGCATCTCTTCAGATGATAAAGTAGTCGAGTGTGTTACAGATGACGTTGATCTGGCCGACAACATTAAAAAGAGAATCAGAGAAGAGTTTGACACTGTATTAAAGTTGTTAGACTTTTCTTCTACTGGTTACGATACTTTCCAAAAGTGGTATGTTGATGGAAGAATCAACTATCATGTTATGATTGATGTTAAGCAACCTCGAAAAGGTATTCAAGAGTTGCGTTATATCGATCCAAGAAAGATTCGTAAAATTAGAGAGTTTGATAATAAGACTCAGGGGTCTAATGGACAAGATGGTAGGTTTTTAACAAAGCAAGTTAAAAATGAGTACTACATTTTCAGTGAGAAAGGCTTTTTAGGTCAAGCTGGCAATCAGATTGGTCAACAAGGAAACGAGTTGTCGGGACTGAAGATAGCAAAGGACTCTATTGTTCATGCTAACTCAGGCCTATTTAATGAGACTAATTCGCTAATTGTATCTAACTTACATAAGGCAAATAAGCCTTTGAATCAGTTGAGAATGATGGAAGATGCTGTAGTTATCTATAGAATATCTAGAGCACCAGAACGAAGAATTTTTTATATCGATGTGGGTAATCTGCCTAAGATGAAAGCAGAGCAGTATCTACGAGATATGATGACTAAGCATAAGAATCGCTTGGTTTATGATGCCGCTACAGGTGACGTAAAAGATGATCGTAAGCATATGAGTATGACTGACGATTTTTGGTTGCCAAGAAGAGAAGGTGGAAAAGGCACAGAGATCACCACATTACCTGGTGGTCAGAATCTAGGAGAACTAGACGATGTACTATATTTCCAAAAGAGATTGTTTAAGTCTCTTAATGTACCTATCTCTCGCATGGAAACAGATACTGGATTCTCTTTAGGTAGAGCAACAGAAATATCTAGGGATGAGATTAAATTTAGTAAGTTTATCAGCAGATTGAGATCACGTTTCTCATCATTGTTTGATAAGATACTTGAGAAGCAATTGATACTCAAGGGAATCATTAAGCCTGAAGAATGGAACGACATTCAGGCCTCTATCAGATATGATTTCATGCAAGATAACTACTTCGAAGAGTTAAAAGAAAGCGAAGTATTGAGAGAAAGATTGGGTATGCTTCGTGATATTGATGAGTATGTTGGTAAATACTACTCAGCAGATTGGGTTAGAAAGAATGTTCTCATGATGAACGAAGACGAAATCGAGCAGATGAGAGACGAGATAGAAGAAGACGAAAAAGACTCGAATGATGCAGAAGGGGATTTTGGAGAGTTTGAAGACCCAAAACCAAAGGATGATGCACCAAAGCCAAAGGATGATGCACCAGAGCCAAAGGATGATGCACCAGAAGATGATTTTGCAGAGTTTGAGTAGTCTAATTAGTAATTGTAATAAAATATAAATAAACATATAAGTAAGGAGATAGACATGAGTGTTAGTGATTTGATTAAGAGTGCGGTGGATAAGGATGCAGGTTCATTCGAGTCTTCGTTTAATAGTGTTATGGCAGATAAAATGACAGCGGCTATCGAAACAAAATACGACTCTATGTTTGGCGCATCCACTGATTCAGTGGAAGTAGACGTAGAAGCAGATACAGAATAATAAAGGAATCAAAATGAAATCTTTTAAGCAGTTTACAACAGAGTCAATTCACAAAGAGATACAAGATCTCGGTGATAATGCTTCCGTAGAAAAGCAAAAAGCTTTTATCGATAAGCATCTTGTTGACAAAAAAGGGCTACCTGACGGATACAAGGAAGCAGAGGTTCTCGATCTATCTGCTAATCGTCTTGCTGATCTCGAAAAGGGTCAAGATAGGGAAGTCTATGAAGCTGTCGAGTTTACTGAAGAAGAGATGACTGACGCCCAGAAAGAGAAGAAAGAAAAAATCGTAAAAGAACTCAAGAAAAAAATGAGCGAGTTCAAAGATCGTTACGGCGACAAAGCTACTGATGTCATGTACGCAACTGCCACTAAGATGGCAATGAAAGATGAAGACGAAGATGAAGATGATCTAGAAGAGTCGTACAAAGAAGGCTATTACTCAGAAGGCGTTATTGCCGATCTAGAAAAAATCGTTAAGACTAAAAGCGCAGGACAAGTCAAGTTCAAAGATGGAAAGAAGCAGAAGATTGATCTTTTCTCAGCATCTGCCGTAATTAATGCTTACAAGCAATTGAATACTGCTA